TAGCTGCACTTGTAACATCTGATTGAACTATACTACCTATATTCATTGCACCTGCTACAACTGTACCTGTAATATTTTTAGTTAAGTTTAAGTTATATGTACCACCACCAAAAACAAAACTTGTAGTTCCAATACCCAATGAACCTGCCATATAGTTATTAGCAGTCCCATCCATATATATATTCCATCTGTTAGCAGCAGCAGGTATTGAACCTCTAAATCCATAGTTGTTAGTTGCTCCTGTAAAATTACTATGTGCATAAAATGCTTGTTGTGTAGAAATTGCACTTCCTGCACCTATTGTAGTTTGTGCAACATAATGACCATAAGCATTATTTACAGTAAATGAAGCCGCTGCAGTTCCTATAAAAGTAGCATGATATGTTGCATTAGTAGTTACATCCGATTGAATAGACCCATTTGAATAAGTTCCATAAGATGTAACTGCACCTGTAATATTTCTACTAATTAATAAACCAATAGTTGTTGTTGGTGTACTACCAATGCCGACATTACCATTTATTAAACTATTAGAACTTAAAGTAATCAATGAACCTGTATCTGTAATATTACTATTACCTATTGCACTTGTGCCTATAAACTTAGGTAAAGTGTTTGTTGTACCTGTACCTGTTACAGGGTTAGTTAAAACCCCTTGATATTGTGGTATGTTTAAAGTAGCACCAACTAATGTAGCTGCTCCGCTTGTACCTGTTGTTGTTAAAGATATTGTTGCTTGTTTAGCATTAAACGTACTCCAATCAGTTGAACTTAACTTACCTGTATTTGCAGCCGAAGCAATAGGTAGGTTAAAAGTATGTGTATCCCCAGTTGAAGCGATAGTAAAGTCAGTTCCGCTTGTTCCTGTGGTTAAAAATTGTGATTGGTCTGTTAGGTTATTCAAAGAAACCATACCCTTAGATAAGGTAGTAACTACTTGACACAAATGTCCATTCTCGGTATGTAAAGTAACTGTTCTACCATCTACGTTTACATAGATTCTAATTGCCAATCTATCCGTTAAAGCTAAAGCAGCAGTAGCGACAGGAATAGCAAAATAGTAAGGTGCTATTATAGTTCCTTGATTAATATACTCAGGAACTCCAACGCTACTACCTAATAAGGTAAAAGTTGTGCCATCGTACTTATAAAGTTCTGCATAGAAAAAAGGATTACCTGTATCGTTACTAACACTAAAATAGAACTCACAATTAAAGTTACCGCCAGGAATTGATAATACATCAGGGTCGTTAGCATCAGTTAAATAACTCGCTACATATCCTGTTGTTGAAATAGCAATATCAGTTCCAGCACCTATGATTGGTTCTTTATTTAACTCTCTATATGCAACACCTCCTATTGTACCTTGTGAAACACTTGAGTTAAGATAATAAGAAACCGAGCTACCTCCACCACTTGATGTTGGAAAGTCAGCTAACGTACCATCCCCTCGTACATATTGAGAAGCAGCACCATCTAAAGCAGTTATTACACCACTATTAGCCACTACTGGACCTTGTATATCCCTAATCTTTGCTTCGCCTGATACCTGTAATTGTGAACTCATTTATATATAAATTTTAACTATTATTTTGCAATTATTCTAACAAACTCATCAGCCTCTAAAGCTCTGCCAAAGGTAACAACTCCTGTCGAAGCGTTAAATGTAACATTGTCGCCTGTTGGTACACCTGAAGTTTGTATTGTTCTAACTTCCATACCACCTCTTGTAACTGACAAGCAAGTTCCACCTATTGCACCTACAAAGGTTACTGTTGTTTCACCGCCACTAGCTGTATATTGATACATTATCACATTTGAAGTTTCTATTACTACTGCACCACCTGGAGTAACTTGTGTACCTGTTATATTATAAGCACCAGAGCCTTGTAATGACACGCTATATGTAGAGGCTGCCTCTACCCCTGCACTTAAACTAAGTGAGCTTAAATTGGCTGATCCTGTGAATACAGAGTATCCTAGAGTACCACTACCATCCCCATTATCATTATCCACTTGAAACTTGATTAAGATAGGTTGTCTTGTCAACTGAAGGTTAGCTAAGAATAAATAAGAATAGTCGCTTAAAGCAACAAAGCCATCAGCATTGATAGACCATGAAGCTACGTCATTCTTAAACTCTTTAAACCATGCAGAACTTTGAGATGTTACTTCCTTTTGATCTACTGAAACCTCAAAAGAACAGTTTGTAGCTGCTCCAAATGGGATTGTTGTAGGTATATTTGTAATAGCCGAAGCATGATTTGAACCTTGTGTATAGAATGTCATTGTTTTTGTAGTAATCTGACTTGCTACCACTTGTATAACTATTCTTTCATTCGACAATAATGTTGCACCTGGAAACGCAAATGTTTGTGTGTATTGTTTAACAGCTAGTTGTGTAAAAAATATGGAGTTTGTAGTTCCTATAGATGTTAATGTTGTACCATTGTATTTGTATATATGGTAGTAAAATCTAGGTGCTGACACCAAATCATCACTTATCGATGCAAAAGCATTAAAAGTCCAAGTACCAGAAGGTATTGATAATGTTGGAACATCTGTAATAAATCCTGCAACTATACCATCTGAAGTTTTAGTAAAATTCGTAGCTACTCCGTTACTATCAAGTAATCCAAATTGCTTATAACTTAAACCACTAATGGTAGTTACCGAAGTAGAACCATTAAAATAAAAGGTTGGGTTTGGGTTTGTATAGTACAATACTATGTTCGTTCCGTTTATTACTGATGCCATTATTTATATTTTATATTATCCATAAGTTTCTAAAATCTCTCCTGCTCCACTAATTCTGTAAGCTTGGAAGTAAGTGTCTGTTACTAATACCTTCCACCAAATATTAGCACCATTAAATCCTACATTTAACAAGTCATTTGTATAGAAGAAATCACCAATACTTGGCACTCCTATATCTTCAAGATATATTAGATTGCTGGTTAAAGGAGCAGCGTAAGCTAATTCCTTAGTTAAAAATCCATTTGATCTAAAGTGACCATATCCAGTTTCAGCAGTCGATAATTTATTGCTATCATATATAGTAGTCATTGTTGTAGATACATTATTAGGATTTACCTCTAGTAAAGTAGCTGCTATAACATCATTAGGTAAGTCTATAGTAGAATTGCCTATTATATATCTTTTGTCGTTAACACTAATTTGTGCAGGGTCGGTGTCTACAGCCCTAATAGGCATAGCACCACTAAATCTACCTTCTGCCGTTTGCATACCCATAAATGCAGCATCTAGATTTATTATGTTTTTATTTAAGCAGTTTGAGTATTGTTTTACAACTAACTCACTTAGGCTTCTATATATATCTGTAGGGTATTCCTGTCTGTACCAATTCTTTAAGTTTAAACCAGAAAAATCACTTAAAAATCCCTTGTAGCTATACTTGCCATCATTTATGTCATTAAAGCCCATTGGTAGGTCTATTTCAAGCACATATTCATTATTGTTAGTAATATAGCTTTCTGTTGTTAGGCTGATAAAGGTGGACTGTAAATCAATTTTAAAATTACTTACATCTGCACCTGCAATGGTAGATTTCCAATAAGGAGCTGAAGTGTCACATAAAATAAGCTCTACTACAAGCTGACCAGTTACGGGACAAACAGGAGTTGTTACGTTTACATTAGCCTTTGGGTCAGCAGGATTAAATTCCTCGAAATAATAGTGGTCTCCTGTATTAACTGCTTCTTGCCATGCTTTATTATTATCTAAGAAATAAGAAGGACCTGTTGCAGGATTAACTTGTATTTTTAAAATAAATAAAGCCTCTGGTCCTCCAGCAGGTGTTCCTAATCCTACAATATCAAATGATATATTAAAAGTATCACTTGAGTTAAGATTTGGTAGATTATTAGGGGATACTGAAACGTAATAAGGATTAACTGTTAAATCATGGCTTAAAATAAAAGAATTATACTTTCTTTCAGGATATGGCTTTATGTAATTAGTGCCACCATTTCTTACTTGTGTCCATGCAAAAGCATTGCTTACTGTTGGAGAAACATATTCATATATCTTTAAATCCCAGTTTGTAGCATAGTTGTTAGGATTTTCAATAGTCTTGTTAAATCTTATCTTATTGTAGCCTTTTCTAATTAATTTGAATTGGCTATTATCTACAAAATATAATCCTGTATCATTTCCTGAATATCCTTCAATTATACCTTTTACATCAAATACATCATTACCACTTACTGTCCCATCACTATTATAGATAGTAACATAATAGGAATCTTGTGCAAACTGAGTTAAGGACACTATATGCCAATTACCATTAGCCTGAAACAATCTTGCCCCAAAGCTTTTAGTTATCATTGTTAAAATCTCTAAACAGTTTAGTGTTTCTTGTTTGTCATTAACTATTGTAGCATAATTTATATATGTTTGGTCTAATGGATCAGCATTTAAATTGCCTGTTCTATTAGTCATCCCTTCGGCATAAAAACTTATACCACTTATGATATCATAATCTAATGGGTATTCTAACTCTAATAAACAATCCTTTATAAAGGTCATTGCTTTTTGCACTTGTGTCAAGTATATAGTGTTAGGTAAGTCGTATTTAATTCTTTCTAACATACCCAACCCATCTATAGCACTAAAAGACAGTTCTTTTCTACCTGTATTAAATGAAAATTGTACATCATCACTTATAGACCATCCTTGAAAATCTGTAACACCGCCTGATACAACCTTAACAAAATACTTTCTGTCATTTAGAGTTGTAAAGTTTGGCATATTTTCTATATCATCAGTAACGTCAATAGACACATTTAATTGACTTACATAAATAGGCTCAAACGTATCATCACTATTAGGTATATATTCTAATTGTAATCCTGTAGCTTGATATTCTATAGTGCTGCCAACATATCCATCTTCGTAAAGATAAACTGTACTACTAACATTACTTTTACTAGCTGTATTTATTATATATTTTACTGCGTATGCCATTACCCTCTTCTAATATTTAATGATGAATTAGACCTTTGCATAGCCAAAACTAAGTCTTGTCCTCTTAATACAAACTGACCATTTCCACCACCACCAATCAAATCTTTTAATTTATCTAAAGGTGCTATAACCTCAGGATTATTTTGTGCACCTGGATATTCACCCATAAGACCCATAGTTGGTCCTGATACGATACCACCATTAGCAAATGCTGTAGGATCAACAGCAGATTGCTTAAGTCTATTCTTAATTATAGTACCTAAGGCAACAGCTCCAACACCAGCAGCAATGGCTACAAAAGGATCAGGTGACGCAAAAGCTATTTGTAATAATGTTCCATATTGTATTAACATTTTACCAATGTTAATTAAAGCGTCAGCAAGTAGTTTTTGGAAATGTTCGAGAGGCTTAACTTCGCCACCACTTAATGCGTTACCTATATTTTCGCCTAAAGTTGTAAATGAATCAGCTAAAAATCCTGATATAATACCACTTATTCCTTGAGCAGTAGCTTGAAATGTATCACCCAAAGATTCTATCTTGTTGTTCATTTCATCTATTTCCTTGTCTACTGCTGCAACTTGCGTAGGTAATCCAAGTAATTCTAACTTAGCTTTTTCTTCTTGTAATTTCTTTAAGGCATCTTTGTAATCTTTTATTTGTAGATTAATATTATTTCTATCTAATCTTAATCTTACCTTTAAAGCATCTTGTATTTTTTTAATTTCAGCAGAAGTCATGTTTTGATTTATCCTATCAATGGCATCTGCGATATTTTCTCTATTTTGTATTATTAACTTACCAATTTGAATTTCTTTGTCTAATTCTTTTTTTAGTAAATCTTCTTTTAAGTTGTACGTTTGTTTATATAAGTCAGCTATAGTATTTTGATAAAAGGACTCTTCAATAATCCCTTGATTGTACCAAGCTACTAAATCAGCCATTGCTTTCTGAAGTAGTTGTACCTTTTTTAAATCATTGCCCTCTGCATAAGATAACTGATTATCTAAATTATTTTTAAATAATCTTTGTTCTTCTTCTAATGCTTTAAGAAAATCCTTTGCATAAGAATCTTTTGGCTCAGGCTTGTCTTTACCGCCACCAGTACCAGGCAATAAACCTGCTACTGCTGTTTTTTGCAATTCAAGTATTTTCTTCTTTATTTTTTCAACACCACTTGCTACATCTAATACTTTTTGCTCTTGTTTTAACCATTGTGATTCAGCTTCATTATTATATGATTTTGTAGCTAATGCAGTAACATCTATCTCTCTACTTAATGCAGCATATCCTAATACACCTTTTTTAGAAGTTGTTTCAGCAGTTTTAGCTGTATTTTTAGCTTGTCCAGCTAATTCTTTTTCTTGATCTAATAATTTAGCTTGTTGAACATAATCATCTTTATATGCAGCAATAAGAGCTTGGTTAAGCATAGCCTCTGTAACCTTTTTAATTGCCTCTTCTGATTTGCCTGTTTTTATAGTATTTTCATCTAGCTTTATACCATAATCTTTAAGTACTTTATTTACTTCAGATATAGCATTCTTTCTTTGTAAATCCGTAGAATTTGCATCCCTAGCAATTTTAACATAGTTTGTTAGCAATAAATCATTAGCATAATAATCATTTTTAGAATCAGATAATGCTTTATTTAAATCTTCTTGTGATTTCTTTAAATCGTCAGTTGTTTTCTTAGCCTTAAACATACCCATATCCCAAGCTGTAATTAAAGCTATAATTGCAGAAATACCTAAGTAAATAGGTCCTGTTGCAGCAGCAAATCCACCTACTAAAGCAGGAAGGTTATTTTGAATACCTCTAAATCCAAATGGTAAATCTTGTAGAACTAATGCTAAATTAGTCCATTGCATATTATTTTTTCGTAATGAACCAGTAGTTGCATCTAAACCAGCAGATGTTGGCATTGATGCAGTCATTTTCTTAAAACTAGCACTAGCTGGATTTATCCCATTTGCAACTAAAGATTGAAAATCTTTTTGAAGTTTATTAGCAGCAGCTCCTGCTTGTTGTGATGCAGGACCAAATAACTTAATAGCAGCCTCTAGATTTTTAGCGTTCTTTTGAATGTTATTAGCAATTTTCTGGAACTCTTTGTCAGTACCATTAAACTGACCAATCATTTGATATAACGCATCATTAACCCCTTGAAAATCGAGGTTTAGTTTTAAGTCTACTTGATTATCTGCCATTATCCTATTTCTTTATATTATCGTATTTTTTTAAGACCTCTTTAAGTTCCTCAGGTGTCATTACCCTCTGTTTTACAAAGTTACGATTATCGCAGTCAAGTGGTAAAAGCTCATGTGGCTTTATCTTTTTGCCTTTTGGAAGTTGTATGTTTAGCAAAATAGAAGTTTGCCACCTTGCTCTTAACCATTCTTGTTCTTCTTTATGACGGTAACCATACCAAACAAAATCTAACTCAGCCATCGTCATATCCCAAAACAAATGGGGAAGCACTTGGCACTCCCCCATTGTATATCTTTCAATATCAATCCATTCTAATTTTTTTTTACAGCGTCTTTATTAGCTTTTTTATTAGTAGGTTGTTCAACACCACTATTCATACTTTCTGCTAAAGAAGCCATAACATCTTGGAACTTCTTACTACCTAATCCACCCATGTCATCAATCCAATCACATACTTCAATATCTGTAAAGCTTGGAGTAATTCCTTGACTATACAATGGATACTCTGCTGCAGCTTTTAGCAAATTAGTAATAGCGTCTAACGATTCATTACCTGATAATGCTTCCGATATGTCTGATGGTCCAATGCCTTGAAGTTGACAGAATCTTTTTAAAGACCATGTACAAAACCTCATAGGTATCTTAGTCCCATCGCTTAGGGATAGTTCGTAATGTCCTCTCATATTTTGGTGTTTTTGGTGTTATTATGCGTTGGTAGCCTGAGTTAATTGACCTTGTCCTGTAAAAGAAGCAGAGTAAGTAACTGGAGATTCCATATCAGCAGTAATATCTAAGCTTTCTACAAATGCAGAACCAGACCAAATTAAGTCACCTACTATTGGAGTGCTACCAGTAACTGTAGTAAACTTAACTGTAACTACGCCTCTTCCGTTTAAGGCAGAGAAAATATCTCCTACTACATAGTTTGTACCTGTTGGTTCAACTGTAGTAAGACCATCTGTAGTCAAAGACCAAGAACGCAAACCTGCGATTTGATCAGCCCATCCACCGCTTGATTTAGTTGTTGCATCTGGTAAGTCAGCACTTACTGATAAAGAGCAAGATGTAGAGTGAGCTACAACTTCAGTTCCTACTAGAACTACTAGGTTTGTACCATTAAAAATTCCTGTTGTTGGCATTTTATTTTATTTTAATTTTTTATAATATTTGAGTTACAAAGTGATCCATTGTAATTACTCTTCTGAAAACATAAGATTCGTCTACATAATCAAATGTAGCGATATTGCTTGTCATCTTACGAGTAACTATTTTAAAGTCAGGAGAAGCACTTGGGTAATCTGGCACATTAACGCCTATGATCACTAACAATTCGTTAGCCCACTGGTCTACCGATTTCTGCCCTACTTCACCTGACTTAAGAGTTCTATACACAACATCAAATTGAATAGTAACATCAAAGTTATAACTCTGTTTGTCGCTATTTTCTAAAGACGTTTGACTGCTAATAAGTAAAAACGGAGGTTCTACATCATCAGGTGCAATAGTATCGTAAACACCCAAAGAAAAACTTTGTGATGCTAACTTATCTACATAAGCCTTTCGTATAGCTAATCCGCAATCTTTCATTAAGCTTCTGTTTCCTCTTTTACTTCCTCAGGATTTTGCTCTTGAGCAAGTTTTGATAAGAACTGGGTTAAAGGTAAACCATACTTAGTTGGCAATTCTTGGATGAATGCGTCTAATTGTTTTACCTGCTCTTCGTTTAGTGTAATTGTCATGGTATTGATTTTGTACAAATTTAGTGAAATATATTTATATAAGATTACCTTACTTTATAGCTTTTTAAGGTTTTTAACAATGTTGCATATTTCTCATCAAAGGTCTTAAAGAAGAATGGTCTATTCGGCATATTATAATCCCTTAATTTTGAACCTCTAAATTGTGAAGCAAAGCTATTCATTGGCTTTTTAAGGCTAAATTTATATTTAGGAATTCCAAATCCACCTCCTGTACCAAATTCAACATAAGGAGCATACTTAACTGTTTCATTACCCATAGAGAATGAGGCATACCCATTTTGATATGGAGTTGATGATACGCTTCTAGATAAATTACCAGTTCTTTTGTATGGTTTTTTTGCTTTGGTAGGTATTCTTGGCAAATTACCTGCTTTTGAAGCAGCTTCCATTTCCATAGCTTTTACAGACTTATTAAGTTCTTGAACAGCGTAAGCTTTGTATAATTCTGCCGTTTGCTTAAACTTTTCTTGAATTTTATGTAAAGCCTTAGTATCTACTGTAAATGTAGCCATTATTTAAGGGTTGAACAACCTATTAAAAAATACTTATTACGATCTTGTTCGTTTATGATAGAATTTATCATATATAACTTATTTTGGAACGTAATGGTCAACTTCTTATCAAATACTTTAGATGTTGTATATCTTATTCTAAATGTAATATCAGCAGCAAAACCATCTGTACCAGCTATATTTGTTCTTGTGTTTGTGTCTGTTACAATTTCAGCCCAACAAGTATAATAAGCTGCAAGGGTGTTTACAAAACCACCTGCACCGTCAGAAGCTCCAGTCTTACTATTAAAAGTAATCCTATTCATTAATCTTCCTATCATTAGATAATTACGTTTATGCGTTTAAATGGCTTCATAAGCTCGTATGCGGTCATCAAATTAGCTGATGGCTTAGTTGCCTCAACTGATGACTCTCTGTACTCATATAGGTCTGAAACCATCTTTAAAAGGGCAGTTTTCATTGTTGCAGGAGTCGTTGCATAACCACAAGTATAAGTAAATCTAAACTCGTTATCGAAAATGCTAGTCATGTAGACCTTTTTAGTGGTTTCACCAAGTACCTGGTAATCCCCAACAGACATAGCTACCCAGTTTGTGCTATCCCAATACTCTACAAGAGATATTACATTAGTAGGCACATAAGGTAGTTCTATAAAGCTATCTACATAAGCTACAACTCTTAAAGTTCTAGGAGTCATTGCGACACCTGCATATTGCTCAAGTCTTGTTTGAGCTGTATTGATTAAAGATGTAATCAAAGTATCATCTTCGCTGTAATCTACTCTAAGGTAATTCTTAGCTTCCGCTAAAGTAACCACTGTGGCTGAAGGTGCTACTGTGGTCGTTATATCTCTTACTATTTGCATTATGCCATTGTTTTTACAAAAATAACTAAAATATAGCGGACATAAAAAAGGAGGCAGTTTGCGGCTGCCCCCTTGTATTTTAGATTAATCTAGGATTAAGCTACGTTACCGAAATCACCATATACAAACGCATTGTTGTAATAGATAGGGAATGCAATACGAGCTTCAACTCTTACAGTAATCAAGTTCTTTTGGAAGTTATCGCTATCCATTTCAGAGAACTGAACAGAAATACCTTGATTTTGCATGATTTGAGCACCCATTGACCAGTCACCTACTAAGAACTTATCAGCAGCGATTGCTGTAGATTGGAATACTGGAATACCAGCGATAGTAACACTACCATCAGTTGTAACAACTGTAGAACCTGGAAGGCTATAAGCAGCGTTAGTATTCTTAGTGTTCATGATATTAGCCCAATCACTTGGGTTAATCAAGATACCATTTGCAGAATAGTTAGTAGCAGAAACTTGTGCAATAGCTTGTACTAATTGCTCAACGTCTACAGTTGCAGCACCAGTTGGAGCAGAAGCATTTACAGTTAAACCAGTCAAGTTAGGAGCAGTACCATTACCATTTAATAACTGAGCATCTTCAGCTAATAAATATTTCTCTAACAAACGAGCTTGTAAGAAAGAAGTCATTGCAGGAACATCATCCAACATTTGACGAGAGATTCTTACGAAACCAGCGATGTACTGAGCAGGAGCATCAGTCATTGTGATATCGAAATCGATTTGAGATTTTGCAGAACCTTGAGTTTGAGGAGCTACATCACCTTCACCACCTGTTTCCTTAGGGAAAGTAAATAAACCTGTAGAGATTGTACCTACTGGTAACAAGCTTCTAACGTGTACTTTACGATTAGGAAGAGCATATACTTGTGGAGCATATTGTCTTGGGATGTCACCAGTTAAGTTAACTGCTTCAGTCATATTACCTACTGCCTTAGTGTCTAAGATAAAGCCAGAACGCTTCTGCTCACCACGACCTAATTTTGCGATACTGTCAGCATTCTTTTCGATTGCTTCAGCAAGAGTTGCATTGAACCCTTTTACTTGATTTTCACTCATTGTCTTACGATTGTTTTTTGCCTCTAATTTGTCAGCAGCATCTTTTACTACAGCAACTTGAGATTTTAATTCTTCTAATTCTGATTTTAAGCTGTCTACCGCTACTGCGTTATCAGCTTTTAATGTTTCGATAGCACCGTTTACTTCGGTTTTAACGCCTTCGAAAGCACTTTTGATTTCTTCTACCATTAGTTGAAAATTTTAAATGATTTTAAATA